GTCTGTAAGTTGGGCTGAAGTATACGAAGCAAGAGAGTCTTTAACAAAGGAGTTCGCATCATGAGAAGCCAATCACAATGGATCAAAGATTCTATCGCCAACACACGCCTGGCATCTGAGGTGTGCTCTGGCATGGAGATAAGATCACTGGACCAGAACAAGGTAAGCTCAAACGACACGCACCATTTCAACGCTCACATCTATGTCGATGGCACCAAGGTAATGCGAGTAGAGAACGATGGCCGTGGTGACAATAATTATTACACCCCACCAAGAGAAGAAGGTCGCAAGCTATACCGCAAGGCTATCGACATTGCAGAGAGCTACTGCAGGACAGAACGATGGCATGAGTACGAAGAGATCCGATCAAAAGAAGATTCAGACTTTTCTTTTTACAAAGAGATGGACCTTGAGTTTGCTTACCTCGACCTCGCTGTTGGCTCATTGATCAACGAGCAGTTGACCATGAAGGAGATGGGCAAAGCATTACGCAAGCACATCCACATCATCGATAAAGATGCGAACAGTGGCAAAGGTTTACTCTATGCGACAGACAAACGTGCGACTAAGCCTCACCTTGAGAACTCAAAGAAAGCCATAGAGAAAATCGGCAAGCATTTCGATTACATCTTGTTGAACACGCTTAACCCCACCACTCAATTAAAACTATGGCTGACGGTGTCCTAATGAAAGATAAAGAAACCAGAGGTGGTGCCAGGTGGAACTCATCCACCCTTCACCAATCCCATAAGCCAATGGCTCGCACCTGTAACTGGTGTGGCAAACCTTTCACTAGTGCGAACAACAAAGAGAAGGGCGACAGGTACTGCTCAGTTGGCCATCGTACTGCGATGCATAAGCTAAAGACATCCATCCTTAACAAGCGCAGGGTCACCAAGAAAACGCGCAAGCGACATTCATTCAGACCGGAGGTGTGGAGGGCATAGCGCCCTCATCACACTCATCTCTTGGCAGGTAAACTTCTACATGGCTATCACAATCAGGGCAACTTAAATTAGTAACCATTGAGAATTCCTCAAAATAATCCTCTAAATCATGATCGCCACCCCATATTAACTCAGCTTTACAATGCCAACAGTTCATTTCTCTACTCCTTCATCATCCCAACCCTCATCCTCGACATCGATGTCCTCATCCACATCCTCATACTCACCATCATCCACCTCCTCCTCCTCGATCTCTCCCTCGACAACTACTGCATCTGTCTGGACCAACTCATGCTTATCAATTAGATTCCTGAGCCTTGCCTCTACCTCGCCTCGATCCATCTGATCAATAGTCCCTGTCTTGATCTCCTTCTTATCAATCATCAGCCCTGCAAGCTTGGCCCTCCCCATCTCTGCTTGGACTGCAGGACCATACGCACCATCCTCCAATGCTGCATCCCGAATCATCTGAAGATCCCTCGATACCTTATCAAAGGTGATGCCATACTTGAGCTGCTTGGACTCTGTTAGCTCCGCGATTCTATCTTGGACATGGCTGAACTGCACACCATGTAGCATGGTCGAGGCAGCTACGCTTGGACTTTTATATCCAGCCCTGAGAGCACACTCCTTCTTGGTCAGGTCGTGGTAGACAAAAAACTGCACGAACTTCTCCTGCTTCTCAGACAATCGCTTCTTCCTGGATAAACCTCTCTTTGCAAATTCCTCAGGCTGCATCAGCATATTTTGATTCTTCTTATCACTCACATCGCTCACTTAAAATCTCCTAATTTAACTTTCGCTTTCTTTTTTTTCCCTTCCCAACCTAGAGGAGTGTGGTAGAGATTATGTATATATATATCTCTCCCTTTAGGGATGCACCATGTGCACCTATGCACCTACCCGTTTTTACTGGGCTGTAGAGGACGGTGCAACGCTTGCAAGGCGGTGCAACGCTGCACCTACTGCACCTACCCCTAAACCCTTGATATCGTTGAACTTTATTTTTCAAAAGGGGGGTAGGCGCAAAATTTTTTTCGGCCCCGATTGCACCTACCTCTTGCCTCGAAATCACTTTAACTTTCCGCCGTAAGATAAATCCGCGACACTCTGATCCTCATAAAAAGCTACGCAGATTGTGTTGAATTTCTCGTACCAAACCTCCTGTCTTATGCTCTCCTCGACAGCCATGCACTGCCTCATATCATCGTATGATGAGTGCTCTAACCACGTTCCCCATCCTGTCATCAGGTACATCGTCACCACGCTTGCGATCATACCCTCACCCATCTATCACCCATCCTACTATCTCCTTCATCATTACTCTGGACATCACCCGCTATACTTGTGCTAAGATTATCTCGATCCTTGTACTCCGTTAGGCTGCACTCTCCAGCCTGGGATCTTGCTCTGAAGGGGGATGTTTAATTCCTTTTTCATCCCTCTCAGGGCATCTTTATCCCACCACCTCATGGGTTATGCGGCGGTATCTTCGGCACCTCCTTATCTATCCACTTCTTCGCTGGCCTCATGAGATCATGTAGCCTGCGCCTATCATCCCTTATGCCGGTGAACATTGCGCTCTCAGTGGGGGTACGATTACAGGTAAGACACATGGATGTTTCCAGTACTGCCTTGTCACTGAAATCATCCGGTCTTGTTGTACCGCACCCACGGCATGCTTTTCGTTCCGTTACCTTACCAATTAGTGTGCTCTTGATTCTTGTTTTGAACCTACTAAACATCTTGTTCTATTCCTTTCTCTACCATCTCAACTATCCGCTCCAGAGAGTTAGCAATACTTTCTGCTGCCTCCAGTAGCCTAATCTTTTCTTCACGCTCGACATCAAAGTCGTAGTCCACATCCATTTCACTCATAGGTTTCGTTCCTTTGACACAATCTTCTTCAACTCATCGAGATACCACTGCGCTTTCTTTAAATCCTCAAGCTGATTAGTTGTTTGCTTGTCCTCGTATCGCCACAGGTACTTGATGTTGTTACCCTTGAGGTATCCTTTGAATGCCTCCGCGCTCATGCTTGCCTTGATCGCATCGATACACTCGACATCTCCCCGCTTGTAATGACTTGGGTTTACTGCATCATACCCAGACATATTTCTTTCTCCCGCCATCATATTTAATTGCCAACCCTTCATTGATTAGTGTTGCTGAGATGTTGATACCGTCGAGGGTATAGAGGTTAGCGAGTAGCCGTCCGTACTTGTCGAGCTTGCCGCCATCCAGGCTCTCGATGTACACCTCCTTACCGCACAGTTCCTTCATCCTCGCCTTACTCTCAAGGCCAAGCTCTTTCTCCCTGATCCGTTCAGGCAGGGTCTTACCATTGATTATCTTTTTGTAACCTTTCTTACCCTTCTTTGTTGTATTGATCCTTGACTCAGGTGTATCTACGCCATGGGATCGACACCGTTGCTTGGTCTTTGTGATCCCGAATCCCATGGGGATATCCACATCAATGGTGTCACCATCTACGATACGGACTACCTTGCACTTGTAGATGTACTCCTGCTTGATGTTTTTCTTGTTAGTAAGTTTCATTCTATGGCCTCTCTATTCTGTTGTCGTTCTTGCCGTGATACCGCTCATCACTACCCGCATCAGAGGTGAACCTGCCATTGGCATCCCTAGATTGCTTGACCTTTTGAACCTTTTGAGCAGACTTTTTCTGGTCTTCCTCTTCTTCCATAAACTCATTGAGTTCATGCAACATCTTCTCTGTCACCACATTTCGATCAAGACCCTTGATCTTTCTGACAACATCAAAACCCTGGCGGTTACGCCGAAATGTTTCATACATTCCTGCCGCCCAATTTTTAAACTGTGTAAATATATTCATCGTGCTTTTCTCCTTTGTTAAATAAATATTTAATGAGGTGTGCTAATGCTTAACCATATTCGTAAGTTGTTGAAAGCTAAAAGGTGCGGCAGGATATCTTTGGGATGATTGCCTGCCTTGATACTTGGGATTTAAGGCGTGAATGTATAAGCTTTCCAGTACATCTAATTGATGTTTTTCGCAAGGGATGTAAGCGTAACGATCAAATACCTTTACATTGACAGCATACTTGTTGTTTGCATGATCTCTTACTCTTGTATCTACAGACACAGACTGACCAACGTATACCACTTGATCGTCTTGAATTAAAAAATAAACACCACACTTTGATTTGAACGGCGCAGACTTAGCAACAATCTCACTGACATCCAACATGTATTTACCCGTCAACGTATCGCTTAATAAGTTCATCTTAATTTCATGAGATGCCTTTGACTTTAAGTCTTGAACTTCTTTTTCTAACTTTGATCGAGCATTAGATAGATTAAGTAAGGCTTCTTTTTCAAGCGCCACACCTGTTTTATTTATCTCCATGCACTCTGCTCTGGCACGGGCTATCACATCCAAAACCCTGTAACGCTTACTTCCATTGTGAATGCTATGTCTTATGGGATTGCCAGACCTTTCCGCTTTTACTATGTAGCTTAATGCCTGCAAACCTCCAACTGTAAACCATTTATTTATTGTTCCTAAAGACACCCATGAACGTCTGTGTTCTTTCGGTACATAAGAGGGCCAACGATCCATCACTCTACCTCCCATGGTTTTTGCGCGGTTGATTCCGCTAGGTAGTGCCACATCGCTTGGCCTGGGATGCTGAATGTCAGCACCTTATGACCCAAGTTACTTTGAACATAGCTAACTGCTTTCATGCATGCCTTCTGTCCATTAGCCTTGTTGTGTCTACGCAACTGGGTCTTAGCAATTAGCTCCAACTCAGCACGTTTATAGTAGGTATCTATTTTCATTCCTTTCAGCACGATGCCTGCTATCTCCACCTCATCCTCAGGAGATACAACTTTCGTTTGCCTCTTGCCGAGGTCACTGATCGTCCAGACACCTAGATCAAAGTCAAAGAAGGCGAGGTGCTCATCAGGATCTTTTGCGTTACGAGCCTCATAGTAGAAGCTGACGTTAGGTTTCTCCCCGGCCAGCTTGATGCCACTGTCGAACCATCCCGCGAACACACTACCCCCACGCGCTGACATGAAAGTCTTATCATCTGCCCTCTCCTTACCTGTGTGGTGAGCCAGCATGACCGCGCAGTTGTTCATCTCTGCAAGCTTATCCACCCGATCAAGCAGCTTACGGATCTCTGTGTTACTGTTCTCTTCGCCATCAAAGAAGTTAATGATGGGATCAATCATGATGAGGTCAGGCTTGTGAAACTGTATCTCTTCGTGGAACGCTTGGATGTCTTGGTCGGTCATCAAGTTCTTTCTTAACCGGCCCGACACGATGAGGTTGTCGTACCCCATGCGTACCATGTCTTCATCATCCCCGAACCTCCTGAAGTATGTCTCGATCCGATCCTTCAGGAATTCTTTGATGATCTCTGCCTGGAACCAGATCACCTTGAGAGGTTTAACGAATGGCACACCCATAAAATCTGTGCCTGTTGTAGCCCCAGCCGCGAACGCCCCTAGGAAATTAGACTTACCGATCTTTGGTTTACCCAACAAGAGAATCCTGCTGTTCTTAAATACAAAAGCGTCACCCCAGTACTGTTCGACGCTATCTGTTTGAGTTTCTTCCTGCCATTCCTTATGACTGAAGGGTACTAGACCAAGAGGTCCACGTTCGCTGGGCTCTTCGGCAACCAGCACTGGGTCTTCCTGATCCTGTATCTCCCTGAGATCCTCGCTGATCTGAGTCTGCCACTCGCTGGTCTTCCATTCGTTGACACCAGCATGAAGGTCATCAGGGTTTCGTTTGATGTGTCCTTGGCTAATCGACATCACCGTGGTAGCTGTCTCGACGATGTTCATTGGGGGTTCACAGGTCTGAGCCCAATCCTGAGCCTTGATCTGTATCTCCCGCATGCCCCAGCCTTCCTTGATCCACTTGCCTACGAGCCGGGCAAGCTTATCGTTGCGGCCACCTTCCTTTACAGCATCATCGTTGAGCTTGTCACGCAGGGTGGGCTCGATCTCGCCATCGCTGTTGAACAGAGAGATAGATGTGATATCTTCTTCAGTCAGCCAAGGCAGTTCATCCATCGATGTCAGGCCAACCGATTGATTGCAGTGCATGCTGTACCCGGCAGATGGTGCGATCATCACATAGCCGCCCACGCCACGGGTATCAATCTTGTTGGCCCCGGCTCCGGTCCTCACTGTGTGCTGCCCTACACCATAAAAGTAGTGAGCGCCACCCCTAGGAGTACGTTGCACTAAAGGGCTTTGTGTGATACCGCCCTCTGATATCCACTCGACTGCCTCATCTGAGTCAGCATCGATGACCACAAAGGTGATGCCGGTTATCGCAGCCCAGTTCGCGTTAGGATATTCCTGATGCCATCGCTGGATCTCATCATCGCTTGGCTGTATCTTCTGATACGCTGCCCAGCTAACCCTTGGGGTCTTAGCCCACTTAGATTTAAGCGCAAGCTCATCATCAAACGGATGGCGCTTACGAAAGTAGGCTGGAACAATCTCAGATGGAGCACCACAGGGGATGATATGTAAGCCATTCTCCCAACAGTCGTGCAGCCAATCAGACTTTTGCTCACCCGTTAAATCTTTCCCGTCAAACTCCGCCTGGAAAAGACGCATGTCACGCAGTCCGGTAGATCCTTCTACTGTATTCACTTTCTTTTATCCCTTTTACCTTGAACCCCAGACTGTTAGCCGCTGCTCTGATAGCGTTCATCTGCTTCATGTTGTCATCGTCTGTCTCATCGATGAGAAAGCTATCTTCAATCTCCATGGCCTTCAAGATCTTCTGCCACCTACCGGGCCGTGACCTAAAGCTCTTAACTCTTGGTACATTCTTCTCTATAACAAAATCATCTACGGTTTTTACGTTACTCATCTTCTTCTCCATCGCAATCGACGCACACACCATCAATGTAATGGCACTCACATGCATCTACCTCATCGTTCATCATGTCCCACTCAACCTCTATTGCTTCTCGTAATCCTTTCATCCATACCATCCTTCAAAAAGTACCTCAGGACTATATAAAAGATAGACTCTTTATGCAAACGAAAGAACAAAAAAGAAACATACAATATTAGTTGCAATGTTTTTTCTATGAGAGTAGATTGATTTTTGTGGAGAGGAGAAACGAAATGAACTATGCAGAACTTGTAGAAGCTTTGGACCTTGCGAAGAAGCAGAAAAA